AGAAAAACGCGGGAGAAAAAATCCCATTTACAGAAAGCGGCTACAAGCTGAATTTTGACGATATGCTGGCCATTAAGTGCGACAAGTACCAGAAAGACTGGCCAGTGCATAAAGATATCTGCATGGATGCAGATGGAGACTTGACCATGGGGACCGGCGACGGTCTTTTTTATGTTGCTGAGGTCGATATTCCGGCCAGAGAGTACGAGCAGCGGGAAGAGAGCAACCAGGAGGGCGAGGGAAAAGCTCCGGTTGCAAAGAAGCTGGATATGAGCCAGGTTACAGTGACATTGTGGGGACTGGAAAATCCGGTTGCCGCTGATGATGAAGAGGAGGAATAAGGTATGCAGTACGATTTAGCAGAATTTGCCCTGAAAATGGTAGCACCTAACAACAAGCTGATTTATGACGACAAGGGAATCCCGTCCGTTATGGTTTACGTGCCTAAGTTCAAAATGAGCGACGTGATCGACGGCGCCGGAGACAGCACACACCCAGCCTTTATCGTGAATGGTAAAGAGGTACCGGGAATCTGGATCAGCAAATACCAGAACATTGTAAATAATGGCCGTGCGTACTCCCTGCCTGGCCAGGATCCGACTGTAAATATTACCTGGGACACTGCCAGAGGATATTGTGAATCCAAGGGAAAAGGTTGGCACATGATGACTAAGGCAGAGTGGGCCGCAATTATGCTCTGGTGCAAAAAGAACGGTTTTCAGCCATGGGGAAATAATAACTATGGAAAAGACAGCAGAGAAACATTGCAGCAGGCAATTCCGGCTACATACGGAAGCGGAACAGATGCAGGAAAAATTTATCATGTTTTAACCGGTACCGGCCCGTTGACCTGGTCCCACAATAAACAGCTTGATGGAATTTGGGATCTGAACGGAAATGTTTCTGAGTGGACCGGAGCGCTCCGCACCGTAAAAGGAGAATTACAGTTACTTGAAAATAATAACGGCGCAAATAGCGACAACCCGCAGACTGCAGCAAGCTCCGCATGGAAAGCTATTGATGCAACGACAGGCGCATTTATTACGCCGGACGGCAACGGAACAACCGCGAACAGTATTAAGATCGATGCAACAGGAGCAGGCGGCGCCCAGTGGTGTAAAACCATTACAAAGACATCTGAGAACTTTAGTTGTGCACTGGGAGCTTTAACTTGTTCCGCAGACATTTCCGACGCTGCAAAGGCAGTGCTGAGAGCATACGGCTTACTACCAGTAGACGGAGCAAAAGCCTCTGATTATGACGACGACAGATTGTGGTTCAATAACGTTGCAGATGAGCGCTTGTTCAGCTCCGGTGGCAGCTATGGCATCGGCACGAACGCGGGTGTCGGTTACAGTGTCGGCTACTGGACGTTCCGTGGCCACGTGAACGTGGTCATCGGCTGGCGCTCCGCTTATGTGGATCTGGAATCTGTTGGCCTGTAATCTGATAGGGACGCGATAGCGGACCGATAAGGCCAACTAGATGCAGGAGGAACATGGAAGAGGTACAAATTGAAGATCGGGATGGGGACAGAGATCCCCTCCTGATTTTAGGAAAAATTGAAGATATGATGTTATACGCCTATCCGGTACTAAATGCGTACCCAAAGTATGAAAGATTTGTTTTAGCGGCAGACATAAAGCGGTGTATGGACCAGGCAATGGAAAGAACCATTGAAGCAAATAAAAAGTATTACAAGAAAACTACTTTGCAGGAGCTGGACGTGGAAATTGACAAGATAAGGAAATACATCCGCCTTTCATACCGGCTGAAATATATTGATTTCAAGAAATATAAGCAGTGGAGCGAAATGGTAAACGAGATAGGCAGAATGCTCGGCGGATGGATGGCGAGCATTAAAAAATAAATAACGTAGGGAATGGGATATAGCGCTTGTTCAACTCCGGTGGCAACTATGGCAACGGCACGAACGCGGGTGTCGGTTACAGTAACGGCAACTGGACGAACCGTGGCAACGTGAACGTGAACATCGGCTGGCGCTCCGCTCTACCCCCATACGCCAGATACAGGAGCGCCCACGGACGTCCTGGCAGTGCAGGGGGATAAAGGATCTCGTTCCCGCGCTTTATAAAGAGCGAAAAAGGAAAACAGCAGTGATGGCACCAAGGGGAGTCCCTTGTGCGTGGGTTATGTTTTGCGACAGCAGAACCACTGGCCCATCCGGGAGTAGAATACAGCGAAACCTGCACCACTGTAAAAAAATATGACAATTAGAAACGTATATTATGAGATAACCTCATTTCACACACTAATGGTCGCAGATACCCATGTATCAAAGGGCAAAAGGGAAAACACAGAAAGGCTGAGATTTTACGATAATAGAGAGGGAAACCTGGAAGAAATAAGCACTCTGTTGAGGGCTGGAAAGGTACCAAAAGTCGAATATCACAGTTTTTATGTATATGTGCCAAAGGTGCGGAAAGTTATATTTATTGACTACTGGTCCAAAGTGGTGCAGCGGGCAATATATGACGTGCTGAATCCTAAAATATGCCGGACGTTCATAGAACATACCTATGCGTGCGTAAAGGGACGCGGGCAGCTGGCAGCCATGGAACAGCTTTATACCTGGATGCGAGAAACCAGGACGTCCGGATCAGAATGGTATTATTACAAGTTTGATGTTGCAAAATTCTTTTACCGCATTGACCATGAAATACTTATGGATATTTGCAGGAAAAAGATAGATGATCCGCGAACCGTTGACTTGTTGGGGTATTACATAAACAATGATGCGGTTCCGTTTGGTATGCCACTGGATGCAAACCAGCTGACAATTACCGAGGAGCAAATGCTGTATGATTTAGGAATACCTATCGGCGGCGGTCTGTCCCATATGCTGGGTAATATGTATCTGGATCCACTTGACCAGTTTTGCAAGAGGGTACTGGGAATAAAACGGTATATCCGGTACATGGACGACATTATAATCCTAGACAATGACAAGGAACGCCTGAAAGAATACGGCAGAAGAATGACACAGTTTTTAGAGGAGCGGCTGCACTTAAATTTCAACAACAAGACAGCACTCCGGCCGGTGCGGGTTGGTTGCGAGTTTGTTGGTTTTGTTATTTATAACGACCATGTGATCCTGAGAAAGAGCACAACACTTCGGATGAAGAGAACTCTCCGGAAAACGCGC